TTGAGTCAGATAAAGGTTTTATCTTACAAAGAAAAGGGTGAATGGACATTAGAATCCAAATACAACATAGGTAAGAAAAAAGAAGAGTAAGAACGGAATGTTACAATCTCGTAACATTCTTCTTGATTTCTATAAAATTTACCTATATAATTTTACATATACAAATACAGGATTTACTTTTATAAATTATGACTATAGCAGCATCAAACATTAGAAACCTTATTCCTTTCGCAGGGGGTAATTGGGACGCTCTAGTAAACAACCCTATCTTCTCTGCATTAGTAGCAGAGGCACCAGAGTTTTGGGGTTTAAGTGAAGGTGAGTTTAAGATACTTGACTTCATAGATGAGAATGTCATCTGCGATCCAGATGACGAAAATGCTAACACAGCACGTGCGGGTGGAACTAGATGTAAGAAAAAAGATTTCCATCTAGGATACGACCCAACACAAAGACCTTTGATTGTTGTAAGACACAAAGGAAAATACTATCTTTGGGATGGATTCAATAGGTGGATAGAGCTTTCTGATCTTGGAGAGACATCAGCACCTATCTGGTTATATGAGTTACTAGATGGATATGACTTTGACGAAGTTAAAGAACATGTTCAGTTAAGTGCTAACAACCATGCAAAATCAGACGAAGCTACTAGGAGAGACTTTATCAACTGTGGTGTCAGATGGGCAGAAAGAAACAAGATTGATGATCTTGAAGATATCAAGACATGGATTAACAGATCTGAACATCAGTGGAAATCAAAAGAAGTTGATAAGATAGCATCATCTATTTTGGTAGAATCTGAAGTAGCAAACGTTAGACACATACCTACAGGTTCAGCAGCAAGATCAGAAGCATATGAGTTTCTAGACTTAGACTTAAAGTATGGTGAGGACAGGATTACAAACCCTATAGTTCTATGCACCAAAGAAGATGACTACATCAAAGATGCTTTCATGACTCATATGAACAAGTTTGTTCAAGATGATGATAATCTTGAGACAACAGAACTTGTTGGTTACACTAAAGGTTGTGAGTCTGAAGAAGCAGTTATCAAACAACGTGAGGATGCTAAAGCAAGATTTGAAAAACTTGACAAATTAGTATGTAAGTATGCTTACTTAAAGTCTCAATTAAATGGTAAAGCACCATATGAGTGGAAAGGATTCTTACCACAACTATTTGGTAAGGAGTGTGGTGATGGTATCGCTAAAAAATTGGTGGATTAACCGCACCCATTAAATTCTCCCTAGTGTTATAATTAGTTGTGTGATGCCGAAAGGGTCACACAATTACAACTCGCTTTAAAAGGAGACAACCATGAACATTCAAAGGTATAGTGCTGCAGACCTCCCCGCACTTTTTGACGCTATCACAAAACATAGCATAGGATTAGAAAGCTACTTCGATAAGATAAACGACATTCGAGGCAGTGCAACATATCCACCATATAATCTAATAGAGGTAAACAATGTTGAATCGAGACTCGAAATCGCACTCGCAGGATTCAAAGAAGAAGAGATCAAAGTATATACAGAACACGGAAAATTATTTGTGGAGTCTAATCGCAAAGAAGAGACCGAAGAATGCAACTGTCTCCATAGAGGGATTGCTAGAAGGAACTTCTCTAGGTCGTGGACGCTCTCAGATGATACGGAAGTTCGACAGGTCACATTTGCCGACGGACTCCTCACCGTGGAACTGGGCAGAGTAGTTCCTGAGCGTTACGCAAGGAAAGATTTCATCTAATACATAGGGGGGATTGACAAAAATCAATCTCCCCTTTATAATGTAAATATCAATAGCTAGATTATGGCAAAAGGAAAGAAAGCACCAATTAATGTAACTCCACCACAGGAGTCATTGATAAAATCAGAAAGAGTAAAAGTTGTTGTCATGTTCAATGGCGATAATGTTATCTGTGATCTGCAGGAAGCAATAGATAAAGAGACTGGACAAAGACAGGCATATATCATGAACTTCCCTTACAGAGTTCAATACGACCAACCTAAATTAACTGATACAGGTATCGTTACAGATCCAGAGGTAAAAGTTCATTATCAACCATGGTGTCCTCTCACACCAGAGACCAAGATACCACTCAATCATAATATGGTTGTCACAATACTAGAACCAGTTCCCAGTCTTAGAGATACATACATCAGTAATGTGCAAAAGATGGGTGGCAACGTAGCATGAGTATAAAGATTTTATTATTAAGATCTAACGAAGAGATAATTACAGAAGTTCAAGAGATAACAGATCCTACATCACAAGAGTCTATAGGATTTAAGTTACATAAACCCTTTCGTTTAGAAATTGTTTCTGACGAAGGGGATCTTGTTTTCAACAGAGAGAAAGGTTATCAGTTATCTTGGTTCCCTTGGGCACCTTTGAGTAAAGATAAAGATTTCTTTCTCCCTGCAGGACATGTAATTACTGCATACGATCCGTTGGACAGTATTACACAACAATACATTCTAGCAATCAAAGAAGAGAACTATGATGAGAACTTCAAGAAACATGAAGATGTCATTGCGGGTGTTCAGAATGATGACCTAGACATGGAACAAATATTTAAAGACGCAGAACAATTACTAGAGGATGAAGAAGATGCAGACAGCACTGATAATACTTAAGAGTGGAATACACTTAATCACAAAGGCAGAACAATTAGAAGAAGAACCTAGTTGTCATATGCAAGATCCTTACATGATTAAGGACGATGGCACATTAGAACCATGGCCACGTTACACAACTGACACTGACGTCTTGCTTTATTCTGAAACTATTGCTACAATAGTAGAACCAACAAACGAGATCAAAAAGAAATACGAGACTGTTACTAAATGAGTTTCTATACCAACGTGCAACTAGTTGGTGATAACTTGCTTTATCTTGGATACGAAGATGGACAACGTATTCAACGTAAGTTCAAGTTTTCTCCGACTCTTTTTGTTGTCACTAAAAAACAAACTAAACACAGAACACTTGATGGTAGATATGCAAAACCAGTCAGGTTTGATTCTGTTCGTGAAGCACGTAAATTTGTAGATCAATATAAAGACGTGCCAAACTTTGAGGTGCATGGTTATGACAGATACTTGTATCAATTCATATCCAAAGAATTTCCTGATGAGGTTGACTTTGATTTCAAGAAGATGAATATCATGTCACTCGACATCGAGGTAGAATGTGAGAATGGATTTCCTAATGTTCTAGAGTGTGCCGAGTCTATGCTCAGTATTACAGTTCAAGATTATTTGACACGTAAGATAAAAGTATTTGGAACTAGACCATATAAGAATACTCGTGATGATGTAGAATATATTTTGTGTGACGGTGAAGAACATTTACTTCGTGCCTTTCTAGATTATTGGATACAAAACTTTCCTGACATTCTTACAGGATGGAACGTAGAACTTTATGATATCCCATACATCTGTGGTCGCCTTGAAAGATTATTTGGCGAGAAAGAAATGAAGATGATGTCACCTTGGAACATTGTCTATGATGAAGAGATAGAAATCAAAGGTAGAAAGAATAAAGTGTATAACATCTATGGCATAAATGTCATGGATTACATGGATCTATATAAGAAGTTTACATATACAAATCAAGAATCATATCGTCTAGATCATATTGCAAATGTAGAACTTGGTCAAAGAAAACTTGATCACAGTGAGCATGAAAACTTCAAAGCGTTCTACACAAATGATTGGCAAAAATTTATTGACTACAACATCATTGACGTGGAACTTGTTTTGCGTCTAGAAGAAAAGATGAAGTTGATAGAACTTGCTGTTGCCCTAGCTTATGACGCTAAGGTAAATGTAAGAGACGTATATTATCAGGTAAGAATGTGGGACACACTTATCTACAATTTCCTCAAGAAAAAGGGTATCGTTGTCCCTCCCGCAAAACGATCAGACAAGAACGAAAAATACGAGGGTGCTTATGTCAAGGAACCAATTGCAGGACGCTATGAATGGGTGGTTAGTTTTGATCTCAATTCTCTGTATCCTCATCTCATTATGCAATATAATAT